TTCGGCTTCCTCATTCTCGGGGACGGGAGATTCGTAATCGAACTCAAGACCGTCACCGAGGGATTTGTAAAGCGGCAACAGTTGCTGATTAAGCATTTGCTTCCACCGCTCCAGGCGGTGAACAACAAGCCACTTGGCGAAAACGTACTCAGCTGCTTCGGCGTTGGCACGGTTGACATCCTCCACCGTGCCGAGCAACGGCTTGGGGAATCCGAATGCCTCGCGGACCTTCTCACCCGACAGCGTCGCAAGTTCGGTGAACTGCATGTCTTTCTGCGAGTGGCTGAGCGGCATGTACGCCGCGCGCTCCAGAATGGCTACGCGGTGCGCATTCGCCACGCCTTGATGCTGGGACTTCCATCTGTCCCGCATCTCGTCAAATTCGGGATCAGACAACCGCTTGTCGACGGTGATGATCCCGCCGGGCTGAGCGCCGTTGATGAAAAAGTTCTTGTTCCACTCGGCGCTCCAGCGCTCTGAGTCGATGTGAGCTAGAACTGACTGGACAGCCCCGATTCCTGAGTAAGCGTCGTAAGGATTCGGCCGCTTGAACGAGAGGACTTCGTCGTTCTCAAGCCGAATCTTTTCACCGTCCGGGCCCGTGTAGGTGTACCCGTCGATGAACTTGTCACGGTCCGGGTTCGGCTTGATCCGGTCGGGACGGACAGTCCACAACTCTCGGGGGATGCGGACACCCGCGTTGTAAGCAACGACAAGATACGTCTCACCGATGAGTTCGTAATGCTGCTGCCCCGCTTCGAAAAGGGCCTGCCGAGTCGTGAACGGGTTCGGTGTGTTGACCAGTCGCAGCGCCGGGTGGTCGAGGATCTCGGTGCGCTCGCCCTTGGCGTTTTTCCGATACAGCTTCCATTCCACCTGTGCAGTGGCGGACGAGCACCGGTCGACAATGGCGAACAGAACGCCGGTCGACGTCATTTTTCCGATGAGTTGCGCTTTGTCGGTGGTGGGGGCGACAGGCGCCTGCCAGCGGCGACCCGCGAACGGTACGGGACTCGCGTTGAGGGCTCTGCCGACCAAGCTCATGACGCGCCATCCCTCTCCAGTAACCAAGCCACGGTGAGGGCCGCGACACCCAGGGCAAGCAGACCAACCCAGAGACCGATCACAAATCCTGCCACTACCACGGAGGTTACACCGATCATGTCGAGAGCGGCCACCACCCACCGCGTGAGCCGCTGCCGGCGCCACGCCCGCCGGGGATCGTCACTCACATGAACCTCAATCCGGGCAAATTACTCGGATCACGCTCAACTACCAGATATCGCATGGCGTCCATTCCGTGATCGTCGAGCTTGCGAGGCTGTTCCTTTTTACCGGTCGTTCCTGTCTCGGGTAACCAAATGTACCCCGGCATCTCTTCGAGCGTGCTTGCCGGGTGGCCGCTGTCGATCAGCTCTTGGTCTAGCTCCACCACGGCGTCAGGCATGAGGAACAGTCGGGGTTTCCCGTCGGCAGCGGGTCTGAGTCTGGCCTGCACCAACTCAATCCCGTGAAGGACTCGCTTGTCGGCAGGGTCCGTGCCGATTCCTAATTCTTGTTCAAACCGAGTGCGGTTCTCGCTGTCGTGGTCGGTGACGATGTTCTGTGGCTTGGGCTCGATCCACTCACCGCCGGGCGCCACGACGGAAAGAATATCCCGAGCGTGTTGGTCAACCGTGCGTTGAGTTCGGAATATTTCCCGATAAAGATAGAGCCGCCCGTCGGGGTCCTCTGCCCAGAACTGGCAGACGAAAGGATTCGTAAATCCGAAGTCAACAGACCAGTATCGAGCCCAGTCATCCGGGATTTCAAATCTTGGAATAATATGGACTGCGGGATTAAAGCCGTCATAGATGACACCCTCAGCACTGGCCCATTGCCCGTAGCGTAGACGTTGCTTCCGCACTCCGGTGAGGTTGTCGAGTTTTCCAATGTACTGCTCGCCTTTCTCGGTGAGCCGTCCATCCTCATCGAACAGCACGGGGTTGTCCTCGTGTCGACAGTTGATCATCCGGGTTGTACCTACGTCACACCGTTTTTTCAACCAGTGACTAGGGAAGTCCGGGTTACAGTCGGCAATCAGTTGCTGGTACGGAATGACCCCGTTGCGGAGTCGGGTGGTGATTGCCTCCCAGTCCGTGACCGTCAGCTCGATTGCTTCCTGCACGTAAATAGTGTCGTACTCGGACGACAGAATCCGGGTTGGCTTGTCCATCCCGATGACCATGATGGTGGAGCCGTTTCGATAACGGTACTGCGGCGGTTCCTCAGCCGACCCACCGTAGAAGTAAATCTCCCCGGACGCGAGCAATTCCCGCACGACGTCGTTACGCCATGTCTTGAGTGCTGTGCTCCCTAGGGACACCTGGGTCTTACGGACGATGGCCCCGCGCATGCCGGGATATTTGAGCGCTTGGATGTTCAATTTCTCCAGGCAGGCGCGGCTCTTGCCCGTACCGGCAGGCCCGGACATGAGGACTTCCGCGTCGCGCGCGCGAAAGATTTCCGCAGCGCTCCCGCGTGGCCGATAGGTATGGCGCTCCACTAGACGTCGTTCTCCACGTCGACACCCTCAATGGCGTACGTGACAACCTTCTGGTTGAGTTGCACGGATGTCTTGTTCGGGATCTGTCCCAGTTCCTCTGCAACCGACCGGAGGAAAGAGTTCTTCAAACGGAGAACTTCTCTCCAATCGGAATTGATAATGGCAGCGAGTCGTTCAGCCTCTGTCAGTCGGGGGTCATCCGCAAGCGCAAGGATTCTGTCCCCGACGTCAGCGAGCGCTTCGATGTCCTTGGCCAACTCGCCGAGACGTGCGCGCTTCTCGGCCACCCAGAGATCCGCAAACCTGTCGGCGAGGGACTGTCGAGCTTGGTTGATCTGTTCAGCGTAACGCTGAGCGAACCGGGTCACCGTGGACGGCGCGACCCCGAGCTCGCGGGCGAGGGCTGTAGGCGTGTGGCTGGATCGGGCCAGTTGCAAGATCAGCCAGTCCTTGCGCCACCCGCGTTCGAGCGAGGGGATGGCCACGCCCGGCCGCCGGCCCTCGCTCCCGGGTGAGAGCGCGTTGAACCCGGGGCCGTCCATCGGCGGTCCCATCGGGAATGCTTCATCCACCTGGACTACCTCCCACTGTGTGTGCTACTGTGGTGACAATCGTCTGACAACCATCCCCTACTGTGGAGGGCACCATGCACCAGCATCTCACCCATCTCGCCGCAGCGGCGCATGTGGGCAACGCGGTCACTGTTTCCATCCCGTGGATCGTTTCCATTGTTTGGATTGCTTGCATCATCTCGATGCTTGCATCCCACCGTACGACGAAGTTTGAGGTTTTTGTTCTAGCAGGGGGCGGGTTGCTCCTGGGTGCAACGTTCCCCGCCCTCCAAACCGCAGGACTCGCACTGACCAACGCTATCGGCATGGCTGTGATGAACGCCATTCAGTCTTCCGGTCGGTGACCCGTGAACAAATTCTTGGCCGGTCTTCTGGGAAAGATCCGGTTCCAGCTAAACTCGGTGGAACACAACGGGCAGAGAGTGGCTACCCGTTCCGAGAAGCAGGGGGCCGTAATTGTTCACACACCGACCCAGAAGTACAAAGCGGTCAACGGCACGCTTTCCGCGTGGTTCGAAAAGAACCCGCAAGCCCGCGAGCAAGTCGTTCCGACTAAAAGCAGTACGCGGAAGGTCGTTCAAGTTCAAGCCGAAAAGAAAAGGGTGGCTGTGGTAGCACCACCCCCTGCACCCTCATCCCCCAAGCCCCGACACAGTAAGGGAATCGTAGAGACAATGATCGACACACCGGAAACCGATGCCGAGTTTGTGGAAGCCCTGCACGCGCTCGCCGCTCAAATGCGGGAACAGGCCGAGATGGTGAGCCAGTTCTACGAGAACCTGGTGTCACTCGGAATCTCGCCGGAAGTTCTGGTTCCGCTGGAGCTTGTTGCAGCGAACTTGTCAGAGGCAGACGACAACGCGGCACAGGTTGTCTCTCGCTTCATGACCCAGTACGAAGCGATCATTGAACTTGCTGCTGACGGGAACCTGCCCGGCGGCAGCCAGTTCTTCACGGGGGAGATCGAATAATCATGGCTACCCCTGCCAAGCGCATCACGACACCGGCTGAGAAAAAGCCGAAGGCGTTCGCAAAGAAAGAGCGGAAGCAGAACGACGGTCCCTCGGCCACCCACAAGGGCATCGACTGGCTGAAGGCCCACCCGCACACCGGTGCGCCACTGACCGGCGCCGCCGCGCTCTACGTCGTGGGTGGCGCCGCTGCCCCGATCGTCGACCCCGTTGTGTGGGGAGCGCTCGGTGGCACGGCTGCACTGGTGACGCACCGGGTGGCCGGTCGATCGGGCGGCGCCGGGTGGGGCCGGGTGTGCTCGGCAGGGGTCGCCGGGATTGGTGGGTGGCTGACATTCGCGTCCGCTATGCCCCAATCTGTCTTCACGTCGACGACAGCCGCTATATATACGGTCTCGGTCGGTGTGCTCTGGGACCGCTGGTACCGGGGTGAGCACCTAGCCGCGCGCCGCGCGTGGGCCGCCTGTCAGGAGGAGTGGGCCAAGATCGCTGACTCGATCGGGCTGGCCGGCACCCGGTTGGCCGGATCGGGCGAGACCAAACTCGGCTACCGGTACCGGGTCGACGTCCGGGGCGGATCGGCCACGGCGAGCGCCGTGGTCAAGTCCGACGTCGCCGAGCGGATGGCCGCTCACGTCGGTGTGCCTCGTGGCCGGGTGTCCGTGATCGAGGACGGCAAGCGCGCTGGACACGTGTTCATCACGGTGCGACTCGAAGATCCATGGGCCGCACCGCGCCCGATCCCCGATTACACCGGGGTCACGCGGTCGATCCTCGATCCGATCCCCGTGGCGTTCTCTCCGGACTCCGGCGAGGACCTGACGATTCAACTGTTCGACATGGCCAACGGTGGGCGGCGCATCATGGTCGTTGCGTCACCGGGTGGCGGGAAGACGAACTTTTTCAACGTCCTCACGGAATACATCTCTGCGTGCGTCGATGCAGAGATCGACGCCATTGATTTGGCCAAGGGACGCGACGTAAAGAATTGGGGTACGGTATTCCGCAAGGCCGCGACCACAAACGAGGCTGCCCTTGAAATTCTTGAGGATGCTGTCGCCCTGATCAAGCACCGGACCAACACTCTGACGGACTCGGTATTTGTCCCGAGTTCGGAGAACAAGGTTCGCGTCATTCTCGCTGACGAGATTGCGGACCTGTTGGGCAAGGACAGCACCATCGGTGCGCGAGCCAGGGCCGCCGCGTCCGAGATTGTCCGCAAGGGCCGGAGCGAAGGTGTGGTATTCATTGCGGCCGGACAGAAGGGAACACTAAACCAGTACGGTACGTCCGATATCTCTTCGATGGCTGACATTCGAATCGTCTTGCGGGTGAACCGCAAGACGGAAATGACTTTCATCTTGCCGGGTTGGGAAGCAGACGGGATGCCGGACATGAGCCGCTATGGCGAGGGTCGAGGTGGCGTCATCCTCTGCGTGGCCAACGGCGGACGGTGGTGGGCCGGGCGCGTGTTCTTGTTGGCCGAGCGCGACGCGGTGAAGGCCGTCGCGGCCGAGCGGGACGATGACCGGTCGGCCCGGGTGGAGGCCATGGCCGAGCTGTTCGACGACGCCGGCCTTGACCCGAACGATGTGTTCGAAGGCCACCCGGAGGCCAGTAAGGCCACTGGCCCAAGTCTGGTGAAGGCCACCGAGTCCGCACTCGACACGATCGAATCGGCCACTGCTGACGGTGGCCGTCAGCAGTGGGCCGCCCGGGTGGCCGAGACGGCCGAGGCTGACAGGGCCAAGGTCGTTCCGGCCAAGCTGGTCGGGAGGGTGACGGCTGTTCTCCAGTCCGGGCCCGCCACGGCGAATGATCTTGTTCCCGTGATGGACGGGCTCAAGCGCAGCGCGGCGCTGGAGTGGCTCCGGATCATGTCCAACCAGGGCATGATCATCAAGGACGGGAGCGGACGGAGCACCCGGTACCGGTTACCGTGAGTGACATTTTCCGTCCAGTTTTCGTCCGGTTTCCGTCCGGTTATCGTCCGGCTATCGTCCAGATCGGCCCCCCTTTTCTTAGGGGTTTTTCGTCCGGCGTGCGTCCGGTTTTCGTCCGGCGCACGCCGGATTCCATGATCCAAAATAGTTACGCTCTGTGAGGGAGAGCCCGATGACTCGCACCGACCGACTGAACCAACTGCTCGCCTACGCCCTGGTCATCGCGGCGTTCGGCGGCAGCTACGCCCACGTCGTCGAGACCGTGCGCGAGAAGGGGCAGACCGGGGTCATGTCGTACCTGATCGCGGCCATGCCCGAGGTGACCACCTATCTCGCTCTGGTCAAGCTGTCCCGCGACCGGCGCAGTTGGGCCGCGTGGCTGATCTTGGCCTCATCGGTGGCCTTCAGCCTCGCGGCCAATCTGGCCCAGTCCGGCGCCGGACTCGGTGCCCACATCGTCGCGGCGTGGCCGGCCTACTCGGCCATCGCGGCCTTGAGCCTCGCCGGACTCCACGGGCCGAAGGCCAAGGCCACGCCGAAGGCCACGGCCACCCGCACCCGCGTGGCCTTCGAGCACACGACGGCCACGGCCTACGACGCTCTCGGCCAAGATCAGGAAGTGGTGGCCCACGTGGCCAACGAGCGGGGGCGGCGTCGGCCGGAGCCTGAGCCGGTCGTGGTGGCCGAAGTGGTCGAGTCGGAGCCCCGGGCCATCACGGCCACCCGGGCGCCGCGCGTCACGATCCCTGCCGAAATTGTTTCTCAAGTGCGGATTGCGTGGGAGAAAGAGTCAATCTCTGACGAGTCCATCGCGCAGATGTTCGCGGCGAGCGGCTACCCGATTTCCCCTGCCGCCGCGCGTTCCCGCCGACGCAACTGGGAGGGGCGGAAGTAATGGAACCGCATGAGAACGCAATCGCTGCCGTCGTCGTGGTTGTCGTCGTGTGCATCATCGGGTGGTGGTCAACGAACCACCCGGACGAACCAGGGTGCACAACCGAAGTCGTTTCGATTACGTCCGACGGAACCAACGCGCTACCTCTGTACGACTGCGTAAAGGAAGGACGGAAGTGAGGTACACGTACCGAAAGATTGTCTCTCTAGAAGACTGGGAAAACTTCGGCGGATTGGTTATGAGAGAATGCATGAAAGAGATGCGTACCCAGGTCGGTCCCTGGACTGAACCCGGGAGATGCACGTATAGCTATCTGCGGTTCGCATGGGAACAAGGAAAAGACGGGGAGTACCACATGGTGGAAAGATATTGTACCCGTGCAGACGCAACCCACATGGCTCTTGATTGGCGGTGGGAAGGTGCCTCACGCGACAGCGCATAAGATTTTTGCGGCAAATTTCGTTCTTGCCGCTGGCACGGCGACGGGACAGCCAATGGCGTCAACCGTCGTCGCAGCAGTTTTCGCACTGCCGTTCTCCGCTGGGATGTTCGCCAGCCCGGACGCGGACCTTGAGCGAGCGTGGCTCGGCCATCTCGGTCACCGAGGACCACTGCACGACGTCGCGTGGCCGGCGCTCGCGCTGATCGGGTTGGCCATCTTCCACGCTCCGTGGATCTTCATGGGGCCGGCACTCGGGTGGCTGAGCCACCTGCTTGCCGACTCGGTGTTCGGTAAGGCCTCGCCTCGCCACGGGCGGCCCGCCGGCGTGCCCGTCGCCGGGCACTACGTCTCGCTGTCGGGTGGCCGTCTGGCGTCCGACGGTTGGACGTCCCGGACGTTGCTCAACGGACTTGGTCCGGTTGCTCTAGCGGTGCAGCTCTGGGTGGTGCTATTCTCCTGAGCTGCAGGGGGATGACAGAAGCCCCGACGGTTGAGCGCCCTCACTCGCTCCCGTCGGGGCTTCTGGCTATCCGGGATCAGACGTCCTGAGTAAGTTCGTCGAGTTCCGGCCACGGCAGCCCGAGATGCAGGACAGCCGCGTTGTAGCAGATTTCGAAACCCCCACACCAACCTTCGTTTATCGCCAGACGGCAGAGACTCTGTGGTGTCATCGGACCCTCAGACAGAATGTCGAGGGTCTCTACCCTGTAGAGACCTTTGCCCTTGGTCAGATACTTGGCGATAGGGTCTTTTGCTACCTGCTTACAAAATTCGTTCCACAGATTGTCTAGCGCGATTTCAATAGTCCGTTCCAAATCGGTGAGCTTGTCTCGGTACTTGTTAAAAATTGGATCAATCTCGGACCTGTGGTATAGCGTTCGCTCAAAACGCGCGAGTTCCTCCCACTTCTGCCACAGCGGTTCTAGCTCTGCATCTCGCTCCCGGTAAACGGCGTCGAACACTTTCTCCCACGCTTCGTGAATTTTTAGATCGTCTGCTCTGTATTTATCCACAGCGTCCGCGTGGTTCTGGCCTACTGCCACGTACTTGGTGACGTCTTCCGCCATCTGGAACCGATCCATTTTCGTCTCCCTCGCTCGCTGTTGGGACAACCATACTCCACTCGGGTGGAGCATGTCAAGTTCAAAACGAAAGGGCCCTGCCTATCCCTCCTAGGCAGGGCCCTTCTGTTACTACGCTCTGTATTACATCTTTGCCTCCAACCCTCGCTTGAGCAACTTGATGACAGCCTTGTCGAACGTGGATTCCAGGAGAGCAAACCTCCGGATCTCTTCGTACAGCGCGTCACTGACAACTGCCGTGATCGTCTTCATATGTCACAACCCCCAGAAAATTCCGAGGGTGCCCTCGCCGCTCTCGTTCCAGTACCAACCCAGCGCCGGGTGATCCGCACCCTTGCGCCGCAAGTAGTCCTCTACCTGCCAGGACACGGAAATGCTGGGGAACTCAACAATCAAGAACTGATCAGGTTCCCCGTTTTTGATGGACTCAGGGTCACGGTGCTCCGTGACAATTCCGCCCAAGTTCTGGATCTCCGTCTTGACGTGCTTCAGGCTCATGACCATCTCCTCACTCGCTGTTGACACTACTGTACTCCACCCTACTGGAGTACGTCAAGCTACCAGGTGGCCGTAACCACCGTGACGCCGTAGAACTGCATGTCGATCCGAGCGGCCACCCGCTCCACCGAGTCCCAGTGGGCGAACACGCCGATGACCCGGCCGTTGTACAAGGAATAGATGCAGTACATGTTTCCTCCTACAGCGCGTCCAAAAGCTCCTGATAGTGGTGTTCACACACCCGAACCATAATCAACGACTCGTTGAGTTCATACTCATACGGGTCGAGCTGGTACGAGACCGGCCCCTCACAGTCTTCACTTTCCTTGTCGCACGGCCCGTCCGCCACGATGCTCTCCCTCACTCCGTAGTCCCGATAAAGAGAACCCTACTCCAGTCGGGTGGAGCATGTCAACCCCACCCGACTGGAAATCTTTCACCTGTTGGCATCCCTAACCTGAGAAGACGTGTAATACTCGATACGGCTATCCGAAAACTGAACCCAGTACCCGCCGGTCATCGAACAAGGGTGAAGAATGACAACAGTTTGGCCCTTGATCTGTACCGAATCTCCTGCCGAAAAGAACTTTCGCATCTTAACCACTCCCCTTTTCCGCTCCGGTCGTTCCGATAGACAGAACACTACTCCAGTCGAGTGGAGCATGTCAACTCTGATCCGGTTCCAGTTTTCGACTTGACATGCTCCACTCATGTGGAGTAGTGTTCTCTTCATCGGAACGAGCGAGGGAGAAGGACATGAAAACGGGCGTGAAGACCTGCCGCTACTGCGAGGCAGCCGACAAGCTCATGGCTCAGGCGTCAGTTCTTGAGGAGACAGGAGCTCAGCTCTCGTGTCTGTTCGGGTCAGAGGCCAAGTGGCGCGCGCACAGGGACAGCCCGGACGCGTTGGATGCGTACACCAACGCCCGCGACTTGCTCGCCCTCGCCGGTGATCTTCTGGAGATCGACCGGATCGAGCGCGGGGAGAATGACCCATGGTCGTGATCATCGCGTTTTCAATTCTTTGGGTAGTGATCTTGATCTGGGAGAAGATTCAGGAGCGTCGATCTCTGCGACGCCACGCCGATTTCATCGACGACTTCATTGCCAAGACTAGTCACCCCGGCGCGCATACCGGATCTACACCAAACTACGTTTGGCCCAAGGGGAAGTTAATGTTCTATTGCGACGAGTGCGGGACGTTCGTCTCGGACGGGGCGGGATTCGAATGTGGTGTGTGTGGGGCCCTGCTCTGCGAGCACTGCCCGTGCGACAAGCACGAAACCTTGAAGCTGCACGACAAGGCTTGACGTACTCCAACTGACTGCAGTATGGTTGTCTCAACAGCAAGGGACGCAGAGCGAGGGAGACGGAAATGATCGACACGACGACGCTCACGGAGATCGGCTGGCGTGAGGTCCAGAGCTGGACGGGCAACTGTGACCGCTGTAACGAGCGGTACGCGGATCACGAATGGATCGTCCGGGACTACACACAAGATGACGTGTCCTGCTCCTTCTCCCCCTCCGAGGACTGAACCCCCGATAACAACTGAATATCAAGTCCCCGGCCCACCTAGACCGCAGACGCTACACAAAGTCGCGGGTAGGTGGGCCGGACCCATGTTGTCCCCTCCACTCGGGTGGGGTACTCTAGCAGAGTGAAGGGAGGTAAACCCATGGAGATAGATTTCGATGCGTTCATCCGAGCGCACCCGGAGTTGCTCGAACCAGAACGCCGGCCACAGCCCGACGTACCGGGCCTGCCGACGTCGCCGATCGAGTTCTCTGCTCCGGTGCCCCGCGCAGAGCTGATCGCGCTCGGATGCTACCTTGCAGCGCCGTTGGGCACCGGTGCGCTCGGTTGTTGGGTGGCCGGCCCTCTGGGTGGGGCTATTGGCCTGTTCGGGGCTTTGGCGTTTTCGCTCCGCCTTGCGATGACTGA